CCCGCCCGCCTCGAGCCCGGCGAGGATGCGAGCTCGCGCGTCGAGGAGCCCACTCATGCGAGCCCGAGGGTCGCGTACCGGGCGATGATCGGCGCCTGGGCCTCGAGGTAGTCGCGGGCGACCCGGATCGCCGCCCCGGCGAGGTCGACGTACCCGGTGAGCCCGAACACCGCCTCGCGCCGTTTGTAGCTCTCGACCCCGGCCATCGAGGCGCACCACACGAGCTCGGGCGGGAGCTCCGCGGGCGCGATGAGCGGCGCGACCCACACCGAGCCCTCGAGCCGGTGGTCGATCCCGGCATTGACCGCCGCCGCGCACGCGGTCGCCCACTCCTCGTCGGCGGGCGAGGGGTTCGTCGCCCCCGCCCGCTCGAGGATCGTCTCGGCGGTGACCCACTCCGCCACGAGCTAGCTCTTCGAGCTCGAGCTCGCGCGGGCGGTGGTGAGGCTGTTCTTGACGATGCCGGTCGGCACCGGGATCGAGGTCGCGCCCATCCCCCAGATGGCGATGTTCTGACCGAGCTTCGCGACATCCTCGGCACTGATCGGGAACGGCCCGTCCTCGTGCCAGCCCGCCGCCTCGGCGTTCGTCACGAGGTGCGTGGTCCCGGTGAGGAACGGCGCCCGGACGACCGGGAGCCCGCTCACGTTGATGTTGAGCGTCGACGCGCTCGCGACACCGCTGATGTTGCTCGTCCCGTACTGCGGCGGCGCGAGGTCTTGCAGCCCGCCGATTCGGATGAACTCGCTCGGGCTCACGAGGTCGACGGTCGCGGGCGAGCCGGTCGCATCCTCGACGATCGAGCTCGCCTCGAAGAGGAACGCCCGGTACGCGTTCGCATCGGCGCCCGCGGCGAGGATCGCGGTCGAGCCCGCGCCCGCGTCGAGGTCGCCCTCGAACTCCGCCTCGGTCGCCCTGGCGTAGGCGATCGCGAGGATGCGGAGGTACGCCTCGCGGTAGCTCGGCGAGCTTCGGCGGATGAGCTGGTAGCTCACGTCCGAGCCGCCCGCGAACGTGTCGATCGGGTTCGAGCCCTTGAGGAACTTGACTTTCACCGAGGCAATCTCGGTCTTTTCGGCGAGCTGCTTCGCGACGATCGTGTCGAGGTCGACCGCGGGGTCGAGGTAGGGGTAGTCGAGGGTCATGCCGCTCGCGCCGAGCCCGCGAGCTCCGCCGAGCGCGGTGATCGCCGGGCGGGGCCGGGCGAGGATGCCTTGAATGTCGCCGACGATCGTCGAGCCCATGACACCGGGGTTCTCGGTCGTCAGCTGGTCGACGAGCGCCCGCGCGAGGAGCGGCGCCGCGTCGGGATCGTTGTACGCGGCATCCCAGAGCTCGACCATCGAGCGGAACCGCGCGATCGGGCTCGCCGGAGCTCCGCCGCGAGCCTCGAGTCGGGTCATCCGCCCGACGAGCTCGTCGCGGAGCGCGTCGAGGTCGCCCGCGTTGTCGGCGGTGCGGGCGATGACCTCGACCCGCGCCGGGGGCGGGGGCGTCTCGGGCACCTCGGGCTCGATCGTCGGCGTTGCGTTCTCGGTCATGTCGGCACTCCTCACCGCTAGCACGTTCGCGCCCTGGTAGGCGCCGAGCTCCACGACCCCGACTCGCACGAGCCGGAGCCCTTGACGTTCGACCACCCCATCGGGGGCGGTCCTGGTGACGACGGGCTCGGCGACGATCGAGACGTTCCGGTACACGCCGTCTCGCACGAGCTCGAGGAGCTCGTCGCCCGCCGCCGTTCGACTGACCCGGAACGCCGCGTGCGGCCCGTCGTCACGCTCCTCGAGCGACACCGCCCGACCGACGAGCCGAACGCCGGGGTCGGCGCCGTGCGGGCCGATCGCCTCGAGCGTGACCGCGGTCGGGTCGGTGCCGCCCCGGCGGAACGCGCCGCGCGGCACCCGCTCCCGCATCCGCCCGACCGTCGCCACGTCGTCCCACCGGAGGAGCCGGGCCTCGATGATCCGCTCCTCTTCGCTCCGCACGACGAGCTCGCCGCCGAGCTCCCTGGTGATCGTCTCTACGGCCATGCGGGCACCTCAACGGGGTCGGGAGCTCGAGGGGTCGCCGCGAGCTCCGGCGGAACGCGCGGATCGGAGGTGTCGGGGCGCCCGAGCTCGCGCCGCACCTCGGGGAGCGTGTAGATGCCCGCGGCGATCGCCGCCGAGCTGACCTCGATCCGCTCGCGCTCGGCGAGCCGGAAGAGCTCCCCGAGGTCGAACCGGACGGCCTGCGTCGACGGCACGAGGTCCGAGAGCGCCGCCTCGATCGGCGAGAGGTACTCGGGTTGCCCGGTGACCCGCATGAACGTGTCGAGCATCCCCGCGATGTTCTGGTACGTGAGCGAGCTCGAGTCGGCGGGCGCGAGGAGGAGCTCGGCGGGCACGATCCCCCACACCCGCGCGACCTCTTGCAGCCCGTAGCGTCGCGTCTCGAGGAGTTGCGAGCTCTCGGGGTTGCCCCCGGTCTCGTGAATGTCCCACCCCTGGGGGAGGATCGCGGGCGAGTGGTCGCGGTGGTTCGCGATCCACCGCTCTTTCGCCGCGTCGCTCTGCGGGTCGGTGAGCGTGCCCGCGAACTTGAGGGTCACGCTCGGCACGGCGCCGTTGTCGAACCAATCGCCCGCGTAGAGCTCGGCGGCGATGATGCGGTCGAGCGCGTCGGCGGCGGTGTCGAACTTGCTCGGCACGAGGAGCTCGCCGGGGCGCCGACCGGGGAGCTCGACATGCACGAGGTCGCGCCCTGGCACGAGGTCGCGGTCGTGCCACCGGTAGCGCCGGAAGAGGCGGGTGTCGTCCCACTCGACGAACACGTCGTCAAACGGGAGCACGACCGCGGTGTCTGGGTAGCCCTCGGCGTTCCGGCCCGAGGTCGGGAGCCAGAGGAACGCGTTCGAGTGGTCGAAGAGCTCGCCCGCGATCGACCCGAGGAACGCGTCGCGCGAGGTGCCCGGTTGGGGGCGGGTGACGATCCGCGGTTGCTCGGGGAGCGGGAGCCCGTCACGCCACGCGACCGGCTCGAGCTCGGCGACGAGCGAGACGATGAATGACCGAGCTCGAGCGACCGCGGGGATCGAGAGGTAGTCGGCCCGCCCGAGGCGGCGGTCGACCGCCCACTGAATCTGACCCCCGAGGTCGCTCTCACTCGGAGCCCCGCCCCGCCACCACCGCCGCAACCCCTCGAGCACGTCGCGCACAATCGCATGCTCGTCAACCCTGGGGATCTGTTTTTCCGCTCGAAACTCGCTCGAGAGGCTCCGCCGGCGGCGGCGTTTCGGTCAGTAGATGGTCGGATCGAACCGCGGGGCGGTCGAATATCCCCACCGAGCGAGGGTCGCCGCGATGAGCGGTGAGGCGTCGACCCCGGAGCTCGGGCGAGCCCACGACCACGCATCCCCCGAGCTCCGCCGCCGAGCTGCGACGACGGCATCGTCGAGCGCCGGTTGCCCGCGGTGAGCGATCCGCCCCGAGCTCACGTCGTCGAACAACGCACCGCACGCTTGCCCGTACTGGCGGGCGGTGACGAGCACGAGCGGGGGCACGGTCGGGAGCTGCGAGAGCTCGGTGACGAGCGACCCCGCGGGCGAGCTCGGGTCGAGGGTGACCGCGACCGGGCGGTGCCGGTCGACGAGCTCGCCGATCCTGGCGGCGACCCACTCCGTACCGGCCCGGCGGTCGACGAGCTCGAGGTGCACCCGCCCATCGGGCCGAGCTCCGGCGGCGGCGATCGAGGCGTGCGAGCGGTCGGGGCTCACGTCGACCCCGAACGCGGGCGACCCCGACGACGAGCTCGTCGCGTCGAGGCACCGGACCCACTCGGCGAGCGAGAACACCGGAGCTCCGCCGGGCGACCACCGGTTGAGGTAGGCGCGGGAGAACTCGCCCTCGTCCATCGCCGCGTAGTCGGCGGCGACCGTCTCGAGGTCGATGAGCGAGCCGAGCGCGGGCATCGCCGCCGCCCACGTCGACGGCTCGCCGGGCGCGGCATCGTCGGGTGCGCTCCACTCGAAGTACGCGACCCCGCTCCGCTCGTCGGCCTCGACCCGAGCTCGCCCGTCGTCGACCCGCTCACGGAGGAACACCGACTCATCGGTGCCCGCGGTCGAGACGACCCAGAGCTGAGCCCACGGGCGGGTCACCATCGCCGGGCGGAACGACTGAATCAACCGGTCGTCGACCTGGGCGAACGCCTCGTCGATCACCCCGAGGTCGAGGGTGAACCCGTGCCCGCTCTTCTCGCCCGAGGCGGTGACCCCGTGCACCGAGCCGGTGCGCCACCGGATCGCCTCGGAGCCGTTCGACCGCCGCACCGAGTAGAGGCGCCGGAGGGGCGAGCGGTCGAGGAGCTCGACTTGTTCCGACCACTTCTCGCGAGCGTGGTTGCGATCCTGGGCGGTGTAGAGGATTCGGTTCGGGCGCGGGTCGACCCCGCCGAGCGCCCGGTGCACCATCACCGGCAGGAGGAGCCCGCCCGTCTTGCCCTGTTGGCGCGGAACCGTGACCCGGACCTCACGGTAGGCGGGGCGCCCGTCACGCTCGAGCTCGAACGCGACCTCGAGCACCGAGCGTTGCCACTCGAGCGGCGGGTGACCGAGGAGCGCCCCGACTCGGGCGACCGCCTCACCGAGAGTCGGTCGGCTCGGGGTTCGAGGTGTCGCGAACCGCGGGGGCGCGGAGCGAACGGAGGAACTCGTCAAGCTCGTCGGGCTCCGGTGCGGGTCGCCCGGCGAGGAGCCGGAGCCCCTCGAGGTGAACGCGGGCGACCGTCGAGGCGGTGTAGGGAGTCGGGGCATCGTCGAGCGCCCTGGCGGTCGTCCGAACCGCGGCGAGGAGCGCCGCGTCGACGGGATCGAGGCGGTCGGCATCGCGAAGAGCTCGGATCGTGCGCTCGACCGCGCTCGCGTTCCGGCGGGGTCGCTTCGGGAGTAGCCCGAGGTCGGGTTGTTCGTGCATCGGCTCGGAGCTCCGCGGTGCTAGGCGGTGAATATTCGGCTCGGGATCGCCCACGGGCCCGCGAATATTCGGTCAGTCGGACCCCCGATTATTCCCGATAATATGGTGCTATTAGGTGCCACACGGGGCTATTCGCTCGGCTTATTCCGCCGTTCCTGGCTCAACTCCCGGCTATATCCGGGGGGAGATTCCCTGTGC